GGGAAATCCCCTCTCTGGTTCTGGGAAAGCACCGGCTCTCCAAAAATTCTTCAAAATCTTCCCACGTGGGTTTTGCTTTTATTCCAAATGCTTTGGTTTGATGCGTAAATTTTCCTTGTGAGTTTCTTTCTATTTGATTTCTTTTTGCGAAGTTTCTTATTACTGCTGAAAAGTCGAATCCTGCTTTGTTTAGTGCTTCTGTATAGACGCTTTTGTTTACTAAACATATATCTTCAGTTTCTATATATTTTCCCCATATTTCTCCATTTTCGGTTTCTTTAAATCTATTTATGTTTTGTGATATCCAGTTCATCGTCCAATCGTATGCTCTTGCTGACACGTCTACTTCTTTTGTGCTTGTAAGCCATTTGCTTATGTCTTCTATTTCTAGTTTTTTGTCTTTAAATATTAGTTCTGTGGATATTTCATCTGCTAGGAGTATTGTTGACATTGCCATTGCTTGCTTGTCTGTTGTGTCTGTTTTTTCTAGTATGTTTTGAAATATTTCTCTATATCTTTGTTGTAATTCTTCTTGTTTTGGCAGTTTTTCTATGAATTCTTTTCCTGCATGTCCATAGTTTTTTCTTAAGAAGTTGCTTACATAGTTTCCGTCTTTTATTACTTTTTCTGTTGCCTCTACTTCTATTACTCTATTTTTTACTCCTCCTCCTGAGGTTGCTTTTGTTATTGGTTCTTCTCCTGTGAATAGGAAATTGCAGTTCCATTCTTTTAATAGCTCTATTCCTCCATATGCTTTTCCTCTTCCTCTATCTACTCCTTCTGTTAAGTACATTACTAAACTGTCGAAGCTGTCCCATCTTGTTTTTATTGTTTGTAATTCGTCTCCTGCAAATGGTATGTCGTGTACAAAGCTTGCATATCTTGCTAGTGCTACTTGTGTCGCATTTAATGTTCTTACTAGTTTCCCTATTTCTGGGTTTCCCCATATGCTCATTGCAAGCATTAGTCCTACTGTTTTTCCTGCTCCTGTTCCTCCCCATATGTGTACTACATATGGTAATACTCCTAACATTTGATTTAGTGTGCTGGCAAATGAGGCTGCTATTAGTAAATGGGCTATTTTACTTTCTTTTCTAATTTTTTTGCATACTTCTTTCCATTCTTCATAGTTTCCTTGCTCCTTTATGCTTGCATAGACATCTTTGAATGCTACGTCTCCGTCATATTTTAGGTTTTTTACATATGGAGCAAATTCTTCTTCTATCCAGCCTAGTCTGTCTGTGCTTTGGTTTACTGGTATTTCGTTTACATTTAATGTAATTACGTCTGCTATGTATGATACTAGTTCTTTTGCGTTTTCTGAGTTTACTTCTATTCCTCTATCTGATAGTCCTACTATATTTGATTTGTTTGCTATTGTACTTCGTTCTGTTGTTATGTATTGCCATTTTTTGTCTTTAAAAAATGCTAGTTTTATTTTTTCTGTTTCTGTGTCTACATTTATCAGTCTTTCTACTGGTAATATGGGGTGTGTGCATGCTGTTATTGTTAATGGTGTCATTTTTTGACCCATTATTCTTTTGGTTACTCCTGTGTCTTCACACTCCCATTTCCCACATTTTAAGTTTTCTATTGGTGGTTGTGTAAATTGAATTATATTACTCCCTCTTTGCTTATATTCTTGTGCGAATTCTGTTTGATATACTTTTAATAATTTATCGAAGTTTCTTATGTTTCCTAGTTCTCTTGCTCTATCTTCTAGCTTGATGATTATTTCTGTCCTTGTTATTTGGTTTTCTATTGAAAAGATATATTCAAATATGTCCTTTTCTAATATCCTACTTTTTGATAGCTCGCTTATTTCTCCAAATGGTGTAAATCCTTCATTCATTAATTGTTTTGTGAGCTCTAATTCTTGCTTCAATTTGTTTCACCACCTTGCTTTCGTGTTTCCAAAACCATATTTTGTCTTCGTCTGTTCCTTCTATAAAGCACTCGTTTATTATGTATTCTATGTAGTCTATTTGTTGCAGTGCTTCTATATATTTTTCATTTTCTGGGTCTTTTATTTCTTTCCACTCTTTTAATTTGTGTAAATAGTCTGTCAGTATTACAAATGTTTCTTTTTCCCATTTTTTATATTTTTCTTTTACTAGTTGTTCTTGCTTGTATTTATTTAGCTCATAATTGCTTGTTTTTCCTTCGAAATTTATTCCTAAGCCTAATATGTTGTTTATTTGTTTTGCTGCCTCATATGGCGATATATTGACTAATTTTGATACTAGGGTTATGCAATCTCCTCCTATTCCACACCCAAAGCAATGAAATATTTGCTTTTGGGGTGATATAGAAAATGAGGGCGTCTTTTCTTTATGGAAGGGGCAGACACTTTTATTCGCCCTATTCAATTGTAAATTGAAATATTGTGCTACTTTTACTATGTCTGCCCTTTCTTTTACTTCTTTTATTTTATTGTTCATATTTACCTCTTTAAAATGGTAAGTCGTCATTGTCTGATGGTATAACCCCATCTCCTTCGTATGCTTCTCCACTTTGTTTTAGCTTCTTTGGTGATGGTATTTTTGCTTCTTCTGTTTTATTATATGTACATGCTCTAAATGGTTTTGTTGCTGTTTTTATATTTCCAAACATGTCTTGGAATTCTTCTTCTCTGAATATGATTCCTATTTTTTTATCTTTTAATTCTTCTGGCTTATTCCAGTCAAATTTGTAGTTTGTGTTTGATTCTTCTGCACATGTTATTAATGTTTTAAAGTATCTATTTGTATTTCCTTCATAGTCTAATACAAATACTACTAGTGTTCCTCCCCATTTTTTATCTTGTCTTGTATCTAACTGGTATTTGTTTTCATAGAAGTCTTTTCTAGGTCCTTCTACTATATCGAAGCTTACTTTTAAATATGTTTTGTCATTGCTTGCTTTTAATTCCTCTGCTTTTAATATCTTGCATTTGTATGCTCCTGGTTCTAATACTTCATAGTCTGTTACTGTTTGTGCATTCTCATAATCACTTGGCTTTTCCATCTTCTATTTTCCTCCCTTTTTTATATTCTTAAAATGGTAATTCTTCCTCACTGTAAATTTCACTTGATGATTCTATTTGTGGTAATACTATATTGTTATTTTTTATTTGTTCATATTCTTTTAATAATTCTTGTGCTTCTGAATCGTATTTTGCTACAACTTCATATTGCCTAAATTTAGACATTTCTTTTACTTTCTGATTTAATCTTTTTTCAATTATCTTTAATTTTTCTGCAGCTTCTTTTTCTTTGTAGTAATTTCCATCTAGTTTTGTTACAATTTTTGCTACTCCTTCTGAATAATAATTATCATTTATTTCAACATCATTTTTTGCATACACAACTGCTATTGAATACCCAAATTTTGTCATTGCTACTACATAATCACCTCTTTCAAGGTCTAGGTCAGATTTGAATATGTAAGTTTGTCCTTCATAAAATTCTTTTGTTCTAAAATCAGGTTTAAACATTAATTGATAATAATTCACTTTATTTTCCTCCCTTAAATATACTTACTTGTTCATTGACTTTTTTTATGCAGACATCTTCTGTATCTTCATCTATTTCTATTTGATAATCTTTTCCTATATTGCCTTTATAACTGCTTTTTGTTTCTTTTATTTTTTCGTCAATTTTATATTCGATTCTTGGTTCTATCCATTCTCTTTTTTTATCCTCATCTCTATTTTTAATTACTCCTATATTTATTTTTAGGGTTATTTCTGATTCTTTCCTTGTTATTATTGCATTTTTTGTCAGTATATCTATTGATTGCTCTAATTTCTTTCGCATTGGATTTAATAGTTCACTATCTAAATTAAGCTTTTGCATTTTCTTTTTCTCCTTCCTTTTCTTTTTCTAATTCGTAATATTCTCGTATTGTTTTATCTACTAGCTTTAAATCATTGTCTATTTTTATTTCAAACATGCCGCATAGGACTCTTGGCTGGGTTTGTTCCATCTGAGTTTGTAATAAAGTAATGTTCACTTCCTTCTACTTGACAAAGCAAAACTATTGAAAATAATCCTTCTACTGTTAGTTGATTGTCTAGCATTTTTCCTAGTGTTTTTGCTTTTAGTTTTCCGCTCTCTGTTAATTCTGTATGATGTAACATATACACTATGCAATCGCTTGGCGTTTTTCTTATAACGAAATCTATTAAATTTTTGAAGTTTAATGCCATATTTGTAAATTTGCCATATCCTACTTCTTTTGCGTGTTCAAAGCTTTCAAATGCCATTAAATATTGTGAATCATCTATTACATATGTTTTGAAATTTCCTTTTTGTATACTTGACTTTATTTGTGCATATGTAACATTGTCTGCTTTATTTAAATGTTTTTTAAATGGTAGTGGTTTTCCTGCTACGTTGTAAATTGCCACTTCTTCTTTTTCAAAGTTTCGAAGAGAGCATGATTTGCCCGAACCAGACTCTCCTAGGATTAGAACGGGAATCCCCATAATAAATAATCACTCCTATCTTATTCTTAAACTTTCTCCTTGTTCTCCGTAATGAGCAAAACAAATTTCTTTTCCTGATTCTATTGCCTCTCTTATTTTTGTATTGTCTATTTCTTTTTCTGTGTGTTTGAAATACTCATTTGGAACTTTTGTAATATCTTCTATAATTAAAGGCAATTTTCCGCTATTTTTTTGAATATTAAAGCTAAATAATTCTGTTTTTAATTTTGTTTTGCCTATTTGTTTCATTGCATTTTCAAGATTATTTTTTAATAATTCGGCTCTTTTTTCAAAAGTTTTTTGACGTGCTTCTAATCTTTGTTTTTCAGCTTTTATTTTTTCTGTGTCCCCTAAAAGTTCTTTTATGATTTTTGCATATCCATCTGCTTTGTCTTTAATTTCTCCTTCTATTCCTTCTAATGTGTCTAGTATCATTTGTTCATCTATGTTTTCGTCATACATCATATTTAATACTGTTTCGTAGTTTCGTGTTAATTCATATAGGTTTGGCATTCTTATTTTTCCTCCCTAACTTAACTTAATTTATATTTAATAATGGAATATTATCGTTTAAACATGTTGCTGGTAATTGCCCATTCCATTTTTCAATTAATTTTTCCTGTACTTCTAACTTTTTTAGTTCTAGTGTTTTGTCTGTTATTTCTTGGTTTTGTTGTTTCATTACTTCTGCCTCTGCTTTTGCGTTTTCTACCTTTTTTTCGTTTTCTACTTTTGCCTTTTCTAATTCATATTTTGCTTGCTGGGTTTGTTGTTCTACTATTTGCTTTCTCTCAATTGCTTGGTCAAATTCTTCTGAAAATGATAGGTCTGTCATGCTTAATGATGTTATGTTTATTCCTTTATCTTTTAATTTATTTGTAAGGGTTTCTTGTGCTATGCTTGACACTTCTTGCCTTTTGGTTACTAGTTCTTCTGCTGTATAGTTTGCTATTGATGACTTTAGGCATTCATATATTGCTGGCTCTATTATTACTGCTTTAAAGTCTTTTCCTATGTCTCTAAATAATATATTTGCTTTTTGCTTATCTACACTATAGTTCACAGCTATGTTTACATTTGATATTTTTTGTAAGTCTTTTGAACTTGCTTCCATTTGATATTCTATTTTCTGTGTTCTACAATCTATTTTTTCTATATTTTCTATGAAGGGCATTTTAAAGTTTAGCCCTTCTTGTATTGTGTCATTTTGTACTTGTCCGAATCTTGTTTTTACTCCTACATATCCTGTCGGTACTGTTGTAATACTTGCTATGATTATTATTGCTATAAAAACTATTACTCCTATGATAATTCCTAAAATTACATTTCCTTTTTGATTTTTCATTCTTACTTTTCCTCCCTAACAATTATTTTCATTCCTGTTCTTTTTTCGCCTTCTATGTCTACTTCTGTAAATCCTGGTATACATACAAGGTTAATTCCTAATTGTGCTACAAACCCTCTTGCTATTGCTACCGCTTTTATTGCCTGGTTTAGTGCTCCTGCTCCTACTACTTGCATTTCTGCTTTTCTTGTTTCTTTTATTTGTCCTGCAATTGCTCCTGCTATTGCATTTGGATTTGATTTACTTGATATTTTTAATAATTCCATCTTTTATTCTTCCTCCTCTTTTTCTTCTTCTTTTAACTCTCCATATTGTTTTCTATATTCAAACACCTTCATCTCTAATTTTTTATTCTCTTCTTTTAACCTTGCATTTTCACTATTTCTTTCATATCTGTCTTCTTCAGCTTTTTTTATTTTATATTCTGATATTGCTTTTTCTTTTACTAGATTTCTATACTCATTTAATGTAATTTCTACTGTTAATTCATTTTCTGTTTGAAAATCATTTGATTCATAATTATAACTATTTAGTTTCTTTTTTAATAACTCCTCTTCCACTTTTTTATTCTTCCTCCTTCTTGACTTTATTTTTAATATGTTGTATACTTGTATCTGGGATTTACATAATTTATTTTGAACTATCTATTGTTATGCAGTCAGTAGATAGTTCTTTTTTATTGTCGCTATCGTCTTCAATACTTAAATCGTCTTCTATTATCTTCATGTCTTCTTTTATAATTGCTTTTGCTTCTTCTATGTTGCCTGCATTTAATTCTGCTAGTATCTTTTTGTCTAACTCATATCGGTCTTTTGCTGCGTTTTCTATGTCTTGCATACTCATATCTTTTACACCTCCTTTTAATTAAATTTATCTATGTTTAAGCTTAGTTGTTTCAAATTCACTCGCATTATTCCTTGTAATCTATATCTTGTTACTTGCATTTTTTTCCTAATCTCTGCCCTTTGTCGTTCTTCTCGAATGTCTATGCATGTATTTAGTAGCTCCTGATAACGCCCCATTATTCTTCCTCCTCTAGTACCCAATATAAAGCTTCTAAGCAATAATTGTTTATTAAGATATATCGTTCTTCAGAAGATTCATGACTTAAATGTTCTTCCAATTCTTTTCTTATTTCTTCTTCTGTTCTTAATCTATTAGTTTTGTCTTTAATACCTAGTACCCACTTGAATACTTCTATAAAACAATCATTTCTAGTTTTGTTATTTATTTTAATTAATTCGTTTTCAATTTCTTCTTTTTTTCTCATTATTTTTCACCTCTTTGTGGGATTTTTTCTGCTTTGTATGCTCCTTGTTCATTTCCTAGCTCTATTATTTCAACCATGCCCTCTTCATCGCCTTCTAGTGTTAATTGCAATATCTCTGCTTTTGTTATTTCTGCAGTTTTTATTCTGTCTTTTATGCTTGCTATGTACTCATCACTTTTTGCTAATTCTTCTATTCTGGCCATAGTTATTTCATCTATTGGGTTTTTATCAAATTTTTCTATAATTCTTATACATTCTTCTATTTCATTAATGTTTATTTCTTTTGAATATTTTCTTTTTACTGGAGTAACAGAATCCTTATTATATATTGTTAGTGATATTTCATTTGCTAGACAATATACATGAATATCTGCAAAATACTTCTCTGATTTTTCTGAGAAACTTATTACCTTTGTTATTAATTCTCTTATTTTTTCATTTAATATTTTATCTTCCATTTTTATTACCTCCTATATAAACTCTTTTGCTATTCCAATAAAGTTGTCCTCTGCTATTTCTCGAGCTTTTCTGAGCTGTGTTTCTATACTCCCATAGCTGTTTGACTCACATATCTTTTTTATTCTTTCAAACTCATGCCCATATTTCATTTTTAATTCACTTATTTCGTCTTGCTGTTTTTCTACTATTTGCCTTAATTCTGCTATTTCTATCGCTTCTTTACTGTGTTTTCCTCTCATTTACTTCCTCCTGTTCTTTTCATATTCGTCATAATCCCAATACTTTTTTCCTGTATGGTAAGCCATTATTAAACCGTAGATTCCATAAAGTATTGTTTGAAAACTTCCTATTGTTCCTGCTTCACTTTGTGCTATTACTATGAATAAAAATGTGTAACTAATTATGCACAACATTTTCTTTCCTCCTTTTCACTCTTGCTTTATATGCTTCAATTCTTCTTCTAGCTTCTTCCATTGTTATTCCTTCACATTGGCAAAGCTTTTCTGGTGCTATGTGATAGGTCCAATTTCTTGCTCCTATTTTTACAGCACTTCCATAATTTAGCCTTTGCGCTCTTAGTCCATAGCGAATATATTGTGAGTCTTTTCCTATAACCATTGCTGCTTCTGCTACACTCATTTTTGGTACTATTTCTTCTTCTTCCACTTTTCTCACCTCCTTTAAATTTACTTTTGACTTGTCCTGTTGTATAATTCACCTATCTTATTTAAGAAGGGTGGTGATTATTTTGATTTCTAAAAGAGCTCTTAATAAATTGAAAAATAAAATTATAGTTATTATGTATAAGCAGTATAATGCTATTAATCAATGCACTTTAAACAATAATGATTTATTACTATCTTTATTAACTTATAAAGGTAAACTTAGAAGTTCTATTAATAAACATGATGTTTATGTAGCTCTTAGAAGTTTAGTTGCTGATGGTTTTGTAATAGTTGATTTTGGTGAAAACGAGCAATATGAAAATATAACTATAACTCAGACTGGTATAGAACATTATCAAAAATCTTCAAAATTCTTTAGAACACATATTTTTGATATAATTAATCTTTTTATTGCTCTATG